CCGTTTTATGCGAAACAGCTCCCCGTTATTGATGTTGAGTGAGCCGGGTTACTCCCGGCTTTTTTTCACCGCTGCCAACCAATAACCTGAAATAACCCCATTTTCGGGTGATACCAGCGAGTCCCTCACGGTTCTGCTTCCTCCATAACCCGATAAAAAGCAGCCATAAACGGTTCCACAGCAACAATTGCGCGACGTGACAACAATCCGTCCGGCGTCATGAACTCATGGGTGTCTGTAGGAATCTGATAGGCGTTCACCAGATTGCGGCATTTATCATCTGACAAACCGGTTTTTGCTTTCAGTTGGCGATATCCGGCATAGCCCTCACGAATAGTGCCCTTTTTAATTTGCTCGACTGTTTCAGCAACGTGGCTGACTTTTTCTTCCACCTGAGTGATCCGTTTCTGCTGACGAACTGCTTCAAGAGCCATCGCGGCAACCATTTCGATTTCGCTCATTGGCTTACGGATCTGTTCTTCCAGTTCACGCCAGCGGTCTACCAGGCGGGCGGTGAATTCAGGGCAAAGCTGTGCGACAACAATAATGCTGTCGCGCTTGCCTTGTTCGCCTTCAAACAGATAATGCTCGTGTTGAACTTTAAACCCTAAGTTATTGATTCTTTCGGAAACCTCAATTTGAGGAGACCGGACAACACCACCTTTGGCTAATGTTTCAATAGTGCGTTTTACATTGTCATGGCGCTTACCAACCAACTCAGCAATCTCAACGCTGGTCATAGATGCTTTGTCGGTAAAAATTGCTGTATTCACTGTTTATCTCCTTCGCACACTCCATCTTCTGTGTGCGCTAAGCTTGGGTGTGGGAAAAGCTCCGGTAGATCAGGACGAAATTCATACGCCTGGACTTTCCCATCGACCGCCTTAACCAGAGACGGAACAAATTCAGGAGAAATTTTTTTCTTCCCATTCAGCCAGTCGCAAATTGTTGACTGCGCGCGACCACAACGCCTAGCCAGAGCAATCTGGCTTCCCGCAATATCTACAGCCTTGGCTATACCTTCATTTTTCATATCGACCTCCAACCTGATTCCATTCACTATAGCGATTGATCAAAGCGATTACAATGTGCGGAAAAGCGGTTTGTGTATATATCGCTAAGGCGATACACTAAAAGGGCAGAAAAAGGAGGACTTATGAGCTTTTCAGACAGGCTACAGTTAGCTATGACTATCCGCGGATACTCGCAGGGAAAACTGGCCAGAGAGGTTGGCATGGCTCAATCGAGCGTAAATAAACTGGTTAATGGTGCCACAGGCTCCAGGAAAGTTGTGGAGATAGCCAATACCCTGAACGTGCGCCCCGAGTGGCTATCGTACGGTGTTGGTCCTATGACCCCAGAAGAAAGCACATCCTGCAATCCGACACCACAGGTATCATATTCCCCGCTGGAAAATGATAAGGATATTTTTCGTGTGGAAGTCCTGGATATCGCTGCCAGCGCGGGACCAGGAACATTCCTTGTTTCAGATTTTGCAGAAACGGTCCATGCTATAGAATTTTCACATGACGCCGCAAGACGTCTGTTCTGTAGCAGGCCAGCAAATATCATAAAGATGATAACAGTTGATGGCGACAGCATGGCTCCTACTCTGTGTGCAGGAGATCAGGTGTTTGTCGACGTATCCGTCAGAAATTTTGAAACTGACGGTATCTATGTTTTTATTTTTGGGCACACCTTCCATATCAAACGCCTGCAAATGCAAGGGATGCAACTTGCTGTTATATCAGACAATCCGGCCTACAAGGAATGGTTTATAAGTGAATCAGCTGAAGAACATCTATTCATAATGGGGAAAGTTCTCATTCATCAGTCAATCCAGTATAACAGGGTCGGATAAGTCAACACCACCGGCAGCTGTATTGCGCAGCTGCTCTACTTTCCTGTATCTCAACTCCCTACGTATCGTCTCATTTCTCTCATAATCTGTTCTTTGCTGCTCAAAATGCATAGCTATAGCGATTGACATAACCAAACGCTTTAGCTATTGTGAAATTAAAACAACAGGAGGCTCATATGAAGCATGCAGTTAAGGTGATGGATGAAATTGCAGCACAAATACAAGAAGGCGGCTCGCTGCTTGGAATGATCTATTCCTACATGTCAGAAAACGGAGCAGAAAGTGAGAGGGTTTATAATGCAATCAGATGCCTGATGCGTTCCCTGCAAAAAACAGAAGAAACTGCATCAATTTTTGCAGAAAAACTATGTGAGGCAAAAGCTATGGTTTCGCATAGTCACTTTTTTGGAAAAATCCGTACCCAACGTGAAGCCTGCGGCTTGACGACCGCCGAACTCGCCAAATTACTCGATCTTGACGAAGAGATTATTCTGCAATGGGAGAGTGGAGAGTTCGAGCCAACCATCAGCATGCTTATCCCCCTGGCAAACGTCCTGGGATGCGATCCGCTTTCTCTGCTGAGTGAAAAAAACAGCGAGTCAGCTATTCGCGTAAATGCGCCTGAAGTCCATGTGGAAAGTATTGGCGCACGCATCAAAAGCGCCCGTAAAAAACTGGGCTTAACTGAAGCTGATCTTGCCCGCATGATTCATACCTACAGTGACCCCATAAACGACTGGGAATGCGGCATCCATGAAGTTCCAGCTGATCAGATAGTACCACTGGCCAGTGCTCTTAATTGTGACCTGATGTGGTTGTTAACGGGAAAATCAGAAGCAAAGGAGCAGCAACAATGACTGGCAATATCCATGATAAGTATGAAGGCTTATGCCTGGCACCGGATTCCTTTGCAAACAATATCCATAATTTATTATGCGCAGTTATCGTATTACAAATGTCAGACAACGACGCAATAAAAAGAACAGGTGATGAAGTTCTTGAATTTGCACGTTGCTATGCTGAAGCAGCAGCTGAAAAAGAACTATCCAGCTAAATAGAACAAGTCATCTCCAGATACTATATTACGGCTTAATCGCCGGGGATTATCACACACTTAATCCACAGGAGGTTTTATTATGACTTTTATAAAACATAAGGCATCACACAAAACAGCCTGTCTTATTGCACAACACGGTGAAAATTACATGCATATTGCCTGCTTATTTCTGCGTAAAGCATACGGGAGATAATAATGCATCAGAAAACAGCAGAACACGAACAAACCAGAGTATTGCTGACCATCAAAAACGGGAAAGTAATATTCATTCGCCATGTTCATGACGATGAACTTGTAGGAAGTCTTTCAACATTCCTGTTTATTGCAGAAAAGGCAGGATATGACGTTATTGCACCAGCAGATGAAGATGAGGAGTAAATATCATGCAATACGCTGAATTCCAGGCTGAAGCAACAGCCACAGGTATACGAACTGGCAGTATGACGATTGATTATCACGACGCTATACGCCGTCTGGATGCTGGAGAATTCGATACTCCTAATGTGAGAGGTTTGCAAATCCTTCAATGTCTCGCGCAAGCCGACAATGCAGGATTACTGGGAAAACTCCCTGTTGAGATGAAGATAGTCCAGTGGCGCTGGCTGTACGTGACGACGTTCATCAACGAAGAAGAAAACAAGAATGGCACTATTGATATCCCGAATGAACACGGAACAACAGATCGCGCCGTAATATATAACGGGAAGCATGGCGTTATGACTATATACCCTGGCCCCATTCGGTTTGCCTTACAGCAGCATATTGAATGGAATTTAATTCAAAAATATGGCGAAGCTGAGGGAATGGGAAGAGCGCTGTTTCTTTATCAGAAAATGCTCACCACTTCCCCTGATAAAGGTTTCATTCTTTCAGATATGGGTCGAGAAGGCCTTAAGCTCCTTCTGGATGAAATCATTAACGAAATGAATACTCATAGCATGCAATCAGAAACCTCTATTAACTAAAAGGGACTACATGACCGTTATCGAATATATCCAGGAAAATCCAGATTGCAGTAGAGAAGATATATCCCTCGCACTTGGAAGAAGCGGAGTTTCTATCAGTAATGAATTATCACGGTTACTGTGGAATGGGTTAATTGTACGAACTGGTGAAAAAAACAAAATGATTCTGTATCGCGTAAACAATCTGCCGTTTGGATACAACAATCCCCTGAGCGTTATGTTCAACCAGTTACTTAAACAGGTAAGAAAGTCTGATGGCGACTGACTCACAACTAACCATAGATACGGCTCTTAATGTCGGTCTGGCGCTCCTTGGTTATTTCTACATCATGTTCTGCAGCGGACGATGGCTGTCACTGTTGTTCATGAAAAAATGGAATAAACGCCGTAAGCAGGATCAACGCCAGAAGGCAATGGATGCATTTTTCGAAGCCTTCGGGATTGACGGCATGGAACCAGGGGATCCAGCTCGCGCAATTAGCAGAGGGGGCGTAGTAATCCTTGTATACCGGAGTGAAGAGAAAAATGAGCGAGATCAACTATCAGGCACTGCGTGAAAAGGCAGAAAAAGCAACGTGTGGCGAGTGGTCGCTCGAATATGGAGAGGGCCGATTTGATGATGATGATGCACTAATTCATCGCGAGGCTGCTGGATATATTCCCATTTGCAGAATTGAAGGAGCGCATCCTGAAAGCGGTTTCGATGAAGATTTCCAAATGGAACAGCAGGCCAATGCTGAATTCATCGCCGCAGCCAATCCGGCTACCGTCTTGGCACTGCTGGATGAACGGGAAAGAAACCAGCAATACATCAAACGCCGCGACCAGGAGAACGAGGAGATTGCGCTTACGGTTGGGAAGCTGCGTGTTGAGCTTGAAGCAGCAGAGAACAACCTTATTGATAGTGAATGCCATGTTGCTGAACTGGAAGAAGCTCTACGCGATAAGCAGGCGTTACTTGAAGCCTCAGAAAAGCGCAACGCAAAATTACAAAGCGAGAATGCATACATCCGCAACCGGTACAAAGAACTGGACCTATTAATCGGGAAAAACATTCTGGTCATGCAGGCTGCCATTATCGAATGGCAGGCAACTGGCGACGCTAAGAGCGGACTAGCATGGATTTATAACACACTGTTTGGCCCTGGCGAATTACCGGACGAATCTGAGAAAGATGCTCAGGCCTACTTTAATCGCAAATATGCACCGATTGACGAAAAGCTTATGGCGCTTCACAAGTGGTTTTGGGAACAAAGTGAAGCCGAGCGCGCCGCTGGCATTCGCATCAAAGGAGAGTGAGATGAACGGACAAATCTCAATTGTTCGACCAGGAGCATGTGACGATAGCGAGATACGCATGATTATTCGTCTGGCGAGGGGGAAAACAATAACTGTTCTCATTACTCCAGAAAATCTCGCATTAGCATTAACAGGAAAGTCAGACCTGCCAGTAGAGCTAAAGCTGCGAAATGTTGAGATTAAGGTGAAATAGCTATGACCACTTTTACCAATAGCAAACTAACAGACGAATACGTTTCAAATGCAACGTTGATTCGGCTCATTCTGTGGGCTGACCAGCACAATAGCCATTATGTTGTAGCGGCTCTGCGCGAGCTACAGGAGCGCCGCAAGGCTGATAGTGCAGAACCTGTAAGCCAAACTTACAAGTTGCCAGTTAATACACCTTGCCAAGATGCGCCAGCCCATATCTGGCTGCAAACGGCTGGAGTATGGCCAGAAGATGGCGAGTTAAGCGAATTAACGTGGTGCAGCCACAATCAACACCATGATGACACGCTATATGTTCGAGCTGACCTTGTGAATGGCAACTATCCGGCAACTCCGGATGGTTGGATAAGCTGTAGTGAGCGAATGCCTGAAATGGGAGAGCGACAATGCTATGTGTTAGCAGCTGACTTTAAAAACAACTACCCACCAAACATCCCCAACACTCAGGTCGGCGTATATGGCGACTGGTTTAATGATGGCAAGCCCACTTGGGATGACGGTGATGGCGAAGACCTGTATCTCAAAGAGGTAACCCACTGGATGCAGCTACCAGAACCGCCGCAGGAGGTGAAATGATGAATTGGCCTGAAGCATTCACCGCAGTTGGAGTTGCAATAGCGGTGGCATTTATTCTGTATTCGCTTTTCCGCTGGGGATAAAGGAATGTTCGCTCTGATTCAACGTGGTCAGATATACACGGACAGAGCCGGATACCCTGTGGTGATTACTCGCAGCACTGAGCACTCAGTGTTCTTTCGACGCATGGACGGACACTCCGGTCGAGTACGCATCAGTGAATTCAACAACCAGTTTGAACATATTGATCACCAGGAATACCGACAAATACTGGCAGAAACAGAGCAGGAAGCTCACCTGAAAAAATTACGCGCCATGAAAAGGAAGTGAAGAGTGAATAAAGCATTTGAACTATGGGTACGCCAGCGTTATGGCAGTCGCTATGACCTGACGCGAGATGTTGACGGTTTCTACTGTCGCGAAATTGTGAGACGAATGTTTGAAGTGTGGTGCCACTGCCGCGGATAAACGTTTTAGGAGCTTGGCATGCAGACAATCATCTATCAGATAACCCCGAGCAAATGGTGTACGGAGAGAGTCCTCATTGCATCAACAGGGCTCAAGCCTGGCACCATCGAGCGGGCCAGAAGAAAGTCATGGATGCAGGGAAAAGAATACCGCCATTACGCTGTAGAAGGCGATCCGGGGCATTACAGTGAATGTCTGTACAACATCGAAGAAATTATGCGCTGGATCGAAAACCAGAAACAACCAGGTGCCAAAAATGCAAGTTCCGGTTAACCTGTTAATGCTCCTGGACGTCTGGGAGGTTTAATGAGTAACGCATCATACCCGACAGGCGTTGAAAACCATGGCGGATCAATCCGCATATGGTTTCACTATAACGGCAAACGTGTCAGAGAAAACCTCGGTGTTCCTGACACCGCCAAAAACCGGAAGATCGCAGGTGAACTTCGCACTTCCGTTTGTTTTGCAATCAGAATGGGGAGTTTCGACTACGCCGCGCAGTTCC